TGATACAAAAGTACTAAATAATTTTGAATTATAAAACTATTATAGCATAAATATTTTATAATATCGAATTATACACAATAAAAAAGCGGGACTGAAAAGCTCCGCTATCTATTCACAATTAACCAAAAGTCATTCTTTTGTAGCAGAAATCACCTTTTCATTTTTCAAACTCTGTTCTTCCTCGATTTCTTTCAACTCTTCATCAATTCTATCAGCATTTCCAGCAAACATAATCCCCTCACGCCTGGACCATACTCCGCCACCCACAGCAGAAACGGCAGTAGCCACCTTATCGTTCAAGTCATCAATCATAAAAGGAACCAAGTCTGTCTCGATATCAATCGTCTGTGATGCCTTGTTGAACTCAGTTGGATTAATCGCCCCTAAAGCGGAAACAAGGAAATTGACCCTTCGTTGCAGAAACTCTCCTATCACCTCTGCATGATTACTTACGCTCATATGGGCACCCATAAACATGAAACGGAAAGCGGTTCCTGATGCTTTGCCTACGCCCTTCAATGTCTCAAAGGATATTCTTGGAGTATTGGACATATCATAAGCGTTGTTCGTAAGTGTTTCGGCTTCAAAACGTATTGTTTCTGGGACTTGGT